GTCAGGATATACCCATCGAACAAAGTGTTGTGGCAGCGCACAGCGCTGTTGGCCCAATCGTAGTTGCCGTGCAGCCAGCCAATGGTCTCCAGCTCAGTGCTAGAGAACCACACAGCATCCTCGTCGTTCTTTATGACAGACACCCCGATGATCTCAAAGCGGTCGTCGTTGATGTACGCATCCGTCTGCATCTTGGACAGGGAAAAGTCCTTGTCGTAGTAGGTCTCTAGGTCAACGGTAAGGATGTCCATCACTTGCCCTCGTCAAGTACGAGTTTGCTCACGACCTGCGCGGTGAAGTGCTGCTGCAACTCTTCGAGGTCTTTGGCGATCATGCGCTCGCTGCCTACGGCTATCACGTACCCGTTGGATACACGGTCAACTTCCAAACGTATGCGTGGGCTCAGCCTGAAGCTGTCACCCGTTGTCAGCGTGCCGCTAGATTGCAGTGCTTGGTTGTACGCGTGCTGTTGCGCGGAGATGATTTGCCCGGTGTTGCCAATGCCTATGGCACCGGTAATCATCCCTTGCGCTGCGTTCATCGCTGGGTGTATTTGGCCGTTAGACATCCTTGGTCTCCAGCTCGATAAGCAACTCAATGTAGTGCTTAGCTTTTTCCAAATCCTTGATGCCATTCTTTGCTTTCCAGCGTGATACGTACTTGATGACGTTGCCCTCGAAGTAGCCAATGTTGTTGGCATGGATGTACTCCACAGGTTGAATGGCCAAGTTTTTGTAGTGGTTGCCAGCAACTTGTATGTCGAGTGCGCTCGTGCCGTTCGCACCTTTGCTCAACATGCTCTGCATAACTTCCTCTTCTTCGTTTGTCCAAGTTGTTAGGTCGGGGAATAGTTCGAGTTGTTTCATGATCTCTCCAATGCTGCAATGCCTAACTGGCGGACAATCACGTCTTGCACAGTCTCGTCGTCTTTGACAATAAAAATCGGTGCTCGGCGCGGCCCACCTTGGCGGACTACGTACTCGTCTTCTGGACGGTGCGTGTCCATACGCACCAGCGTGCCGTTGCCCACGCTAAGTATCGTGAACTTTAGCTGCTCGCATCCATAGAAGATGTCGTCTGTGCGACCAGAGCTTGTCATCGGATGCAGTGATTCCACTGATTCCCCTCTGTACTTCAGCTCAACTTTTTTCCGCTCTTGCTGGCGTAACGCCCAGTCAATGATTTGTTTCTTGATCCAGTTCATCCTATCTCCTCTATGCGTACTCTGACGCGGATTGGTTTAGCTTTGACGTTGCGGAAATGCTTGACGGTCATGGATGCTTCAAAAGCTGGTGTCCTGACCCTCCACAGCACTGGAATACCATCGTTGTCCAGCATTAGGCTTCTGCCGCCCAGCTTGACGGCCCATGCTTTGATGTCTCGTTTCATTCTTCTCTCCTAAATGTAGGCAGCGGGCACCAGTGTGTCCAACCATCAGAGTCACGCCATGAGCCAAGCACTGCAACGCCCAGCTTCTTGTCGATCATCAGCATCTTTGCACTTCTTGGCGGTGGAAACTCTTTGGCATCACGCCAGTGGTTGTTGACATCGACCACAGCAAAGTGGTCGTGTGTAAGTTTGCAGTCGGTCATTGCCATAGCGACACACCTCCTGCAAATGTTGTCTTGATGTTTGTTTGCTTACGCACAGCCACCTTCTTTGCATAGCTCCTACGGCTTCTGGCTTCTTGTGTCTGTGAACGCTTGGGCTCAGCGTCCACGCCGTCACCCATTGAGTAAATCTTGACACGGTTGCGCCCGTCTGTTTCGTTGGTGTAACCGATGACGTAGATCATCTTCTGCGCCTTCAGCTCTTGCAGTACCTTGCCCGCAAACTTAGGGGTAGATTCCGAGCGGTGCGCCAACTCAATCCTGCTGTGCGGGCCTTGCATCAACAAGCCAAATATCTGCACTGTTTGTTTTATGGTCATAAACAACTCCTCAATGTCATCAGTGTCAGCATAAATGCAATAAAAGCCACAACGATCCAGAGAAGCTGGTCGTCAGCGGGCTCAGGTTTGTCTTCGTCTTCGGTCATTTGATGATCCTCCGAAAAGCGCCACACCGGGCGCAGTGATACATACCTTGGCCCTCAACGGGCTCCCACCTGTGCTTGCATTCGGTCATTCGGTTCATGTCTTCTCCACAATAGGTGTCATCTTCTTTAAGCGGAACTCTTCTTGGACAAGCGCAATGGCTTCGTCCATATCTCTCAGAGTCACCACCTCCATCTGTGCGTCATGCAGTTCCATGAACTCATTGAGCGCAGTCATCTCAACGGCCTTCAGAATAAATCTGCCAGACTCAGCGCCACGCCTACCAACAGCACGTAGAGCCAGCAGTCCTTCCTTGACCACATCGCTGTAGTCCTTACCAAAGCCCATGCGTGCAAAGGCTTCTGTGATATTGCCCATGGCAACCAGTGTGTTGATGTCAGCGTGTGTTGCCACTCCCTTGGTCAATGAGTCCAACGCAGCATGGTTCTTGATCTTGAGGTCAACCATGAACGATGTGTGAGACCGCACGGGAGACAAGCTCTCCATCACAAATCCCACGGGATTAAGCAGCACATGCTTGGGTCTGTACTTACTGCGTTTGCGCATGTCACTTCCTGTTCAAGTAATTGACCCAGCACTTGGCGCAGTACCACTTGTCGCGGACTCGCACACCGCCAATGGCTTCGACGCGGTAGTTACATTTACCGCAAAGCTCTAACGGTCGCTCGTGGCGCAACTGCGGGGGTGGTTTCTGCTGGTTTGTCATTGAGTGGTTTCCATCCGTATTTTTTCCAAGTTGCCTCGACGTCACTGGATGACGTCCATTTGTATCGTGGATGTCCAACAGGAATCCACGGCAGTGTTACGCTCTGAACCTGCAAGCCTTTGTGTTCGATGGTCATGATAGTTTGCCTCACGTTATTTTCTTGAACATGATGGTGCCGACAACATCGCCACGATGGACGATGTCATACCAGTCACCCTCTTTGGTGGCACCAGCACGCTGCATGTCACTCAACATGACCGTCATCGAACGGCCCAGTGTCGAGATGTACACAACGCGGTTAGGCTCATCGACAGACAGCCACTCAGTGTCCTTGTCGATGTTCACGCCCAACTCCTCAAAGCCACGCACGAGTTTTGTCTCGATGCGTGTCAGTCGGTTAATCAGTTCTTTCTCGATGTAGTTGCTCATGTCAGTCCTTGTGTTAATCCCGTGGGATTAGAGTGCCACCTTAACCCGTGTACCGAACGGCTCTTGTGGATGGCTGTAGCCGATGTCGGCCCAGATCATAGGGAATGGCGGCTCCTCGCATTCCTGCAAGTTGCCCTCCATGTCAGTGAAGAAGATCATGCCGCAATAGCGCTCGTCGGTGTTGGCGAAGTGCTCGAACACAGGCTGGAAGCGTGTGCCACCGCCACCCTTGGGCTGCAGCACCAGTGGGTCATCGCGCTCGAAACGCTCGACGTGAGTCACCACGTAGTCGCAGTACACGACCTCAACGAACGATGGCTGCAAGTCGTCAACGATGGCTTGAATCTCGGCAGCGATCTGGTTGCATTCCTTGGGGCCCATGGAGCCGGAGGTGTCGAAGCCGATGGCCAAGCCACCCAGTGCGTCAGAGCGCAGTGATGGCAGGTACAGGCCGGAGCCGATGAACCTGCGTGATGGGCGTGTGTAGGTGTAGTCGGCAGCACATGACTCGGTCATCATCGAGCGGCACACATCTTGCCAGCGAACCATGGGCTCACCGACACGCTCAAGCACACGGTCGATCATGCTGGAGCCTTGGCCGCAGTCCTTGGCCATCTTGGCAGACGCAACGATGGTCGCTTCCATGTCCACACGGGTCGCGTCATCCTGAGCATCCTCAAGGTCGCCAGTGCCATCGAAGCCACCGCCCATGCCGTCATCCTCATCACCCTCGTCGCTGTCACCAGCACCGCCGCCCTTGGACTTCTGCTGCTCTTGCTGCTGCTCTTTGATCTTGTTGTACACGTACTCGGAGCTGTGCTCTTCACGAACCCAGCCGAGGTGCACGCCACCTTTGGGAAGTTGCCAGCCACGGGACTTGATGTATGCGTTGATGAGTGCATCGTTGGCGTAGTTCCAGATGCGTGGGTCGCGGCCCTCACGACGCCACATGTGCATCATCACGATGTGGCAGGACTCGTGCAGCACGAGGCCGAACAGCTCCTCGTCAGTGAGGGGCTCACAGAACTTGGGGTT